GATTGTAAAGTTATTGAATGTACTAAAGATTGTCGTATTGAAAAGTCTAATGTTGTTCCAGAAGATTATGTTCCATTAGAACCTGATTCAGATAGTTATGATTCAGAAGAAGATCCTTGGGCTGATGCTAGAGATACTGAAAAGAAGATTGGAAGTACTACAGTTAATCTTTACACTGAGATGAGATATGCTAGAGGATTATGGAAACGAGCTTGTTTAGGATTTGACTGTGATCCTCCACCGGAACCTTTAACTTGGTTAACTAATGGTTATCAATTAGCTGTAAATTGGGAGACTTATAAGGTTCAACAAATTGGAATGATTGAATCTGGAGACTTATCAGAAGAAGATTGTGAAACATTAAAAGCTGTATTACGAACAACTACAGCAATTTACTTTGATCTTATGTGTAGTATTTACAATACATTTATTAAAGCTAGTGCTGAAGATTTGGATTTCATGACAAAGAATATTCCTAAATAGTTTAATATTTTAAAGTTAAGTTAAATAACTTTAAAATGTCGATCGCAAACCTATTAACCCCAAATAACTTAGATATCTACTGTCGTTCGTATAGTGGTGGTGGTGATCATCCCAGTGGTACTTCAATTCAAATTGGTCCTAATAGTTCAGCTTCTGGAGCTGGAAGTATTGCTATTGGATCTACTGCTGTTGCATCTGGAGCTTCTGCTATTGCTATCGGTGATAATTCAACAGCAACTGGTGCTAATTCATTAGCTTTAGGTGTATTTTCAGTTGCACCAGCTGATTATGATATTAGTATTGGAAATACTGCTGGTGGAGCTGATACAGCTGAAAGTGGTATTATTAGTCTTAATGGTATTCCTGCTCCTGTTGCTAGTGTTACTGCTGTAACTCGTAGTATTTCTGTTGGTATTAACGGTGTTCAATATTACTTAAAAGCATCAACAATAGCTTAAAGTTTACTATTTTAAAGTTAAATCAAATACTTTAATGTCAATTGGATCCTTACTTGGTCAAAATAACTACGATCTTCAATGTCGTTCATTAACTACTGGTGGTGATCATCCTACAACTAATAGTATCCAAATAGGACAAGGAGCTAGTGCTGCAGGAGCTGATAGTATTGCTATTGGTATTTCTGCTAGTGCTGAATCAGCTAATTCAATGGCTGTGGGTGGTGCATCTCAAGCAGTTGCAGGTAATAATGTTTCGTTAGGTCAAAATTCTAGAGCTTTACAGGAACAAGATATTAGTATTGGTTACACTGCTGGTGGTGTTGATGATACTGAAACTGGTATACTTCGTCTTGCTGGTATTCCTGATCCTGTTGCTAGTGTTGCTGCTGTAACACTTAGTGTACCTATTATAGTTAATGGAGCATTACTTTGGGTTAAAGCTTCTGCTACTGCTTAATTAGTTTAATATTTTAAAGTTAAAAATATTAAAGTTAAATGTCAATCTCACAGTTACTATCACCAAATAACTTAGATATTGTTGCTAGATCTATATCTACTAGTGGTTCACATCCTGACGGAGCTATGCAAATTGGAGAAGGAGCTATTGCTAGTGGAGCTTTAGCTATTGCTATCGGAAATACTGCTTTAGCCAGTGGTAATGGTGCTATTGCTCTTGGTAATAACACTGTATCAAGTGATACTTATGGTATTGCTGTTGGTCAAGGTGCAGCTGCTCCTAACGAATTTGATATTACTTTTGGAAATGGTACTGTTGCTGGTACTGGTGTAGTTCAAATTGCTGGTTTAGCTCCTGTTCCTGCTGCTGTTGTTACAACTTTTACTCATAGTCTTCCTGTTAAGATCAATGGTACAACTGTTTTCCTTAAGTTAAACACTGTTGTTTAAATAAAACATAAACAACATTTAAGTTTTTCTATTAACTTTCTATGTTTATCTATTATCTTTTCTCTTCTTTCTTGATCTAGTTTCAAAAGTTTGAAAATTCTTTGCGATTGACTAAAACTCATTTATTTCTAGTTTTCTTTCTTTTTTAACTCGGAAGGTTAGTAGCTTCAAATTGATTTTAGCTTGTTTTCAAGATTTTTATTAATGATAAATTATCATTAATAATTTTAAAGAATTTATCTTTTTCAGCTATTTTGGTTTTATTCTATACATTTTCTTCTATATATTTAGAAAATTCATCTACATAATTTTCCATTTTCCATTTTTTGTGCAATTATAGAAGAAACATGGATAACAACAATCGTATTCTCCACCAAAATGTTTGATATTACATCTTTCACATCTATAATAAACCTTACTAGTATCATCTAGACCTGGTAAATTTCTAAAATATGTTAATGCTTCTTTTAAATTACTATGTTTTATTATATTTAGAAAAAAATCATCTGTAGTTTTATCATCAGGATATTCGTATATTTCTCTATATAAACTACCATATAATTTATTGTTATATTTTCTATGGGTTTTTTGATCTTCAAACCACATCAAATGAGCTTGTTGAGCAATAATCAGTCTAACATCTGAAGGAATATTCATTTGAATTTAAATATTAAATTTTAATATTTAAATCATTTTTCTTATTTTTTATCTATCTTTGTAATAATAATTTCATTGGCTAATTTATTTTTACGTTGATAAATATTAAATGTTTTACTATATGTAAAACCTAACACTGGTGCTATTTCTTTTATTGTTTGATACATACCTACTAATTCTACATCAATTGATCCATCTTCATTGTCTTTTATCTTTTTTTCTAGTTTATATAATCCTATTTTCTTTGGTTTCTTTGTTACTATTTTTTCAATATTAATTCTATATTTTAATGGTTCAGGTGATGTTGTAGGTGTTTTAACATTTGCTAATTCATTGTCAAGTTTGATTTGATCGGAATTCATCTTTTTAATTTGTATTTTAAATCTTTAAATTGATATAAAATTTTAATTTTAAATTCAGTTTTTTTAATTAAAATTAGTTTAAAATTAAGCCTATCTGCAAAATTCAAGAGAAAAAAAACATCTGTTACGTAAAAGGGGAGGAATTTAGTCTTCCTATTCTAAACTCTGTAATATTGGAGCTATCTATCTTTTTTAATTGATATTTGTTTTAATTTAACGGATTATGCTCCAGTTTTACTCTGTTCAATTATTTAAAAATAATTAATATATATATATAGTAAATAAAAGATAGATAGCTCCAGTATTACAGAGTTTAGAATAGGAAGACTAAATTCCTCCCCTTTCACGTAACAGATGTTTTTTTTCTCTTGAATTTTGCAGCCAGGCTTAATTTTATCTTTTTAAATTCAAATATTTTAAAGAAATTGAATTTTAAAATAGAAATTGATAAATTAATTTAAAGGAACCTGTGGGATTAGAAATGGAAGGAATAGAAATCGAAACTATCAAATCACCAAAACTAGAAATCATAGTAGATATTACAGATCATGATTATAAAACTATAATGAATGCAACAATGATTTACGATTTAAAGTTGAAAGAAAAAAAAGGAAATTATTTTCTAATAGATAATAAAAAGAAGATGTGTTTAGCTTGTAATAGTAAATGTGGAACAAGTAAAGTTGAAATAAGAGGTAATGATGTTGTAGCTTTTTGTGATAATTCTAAAGAAATCTACACATTAGCAGATGCGTCTCAAGATGTAAATGTTATTGAAAATATTAATTTAGGTAGAATCTGTCAAATAATCATGACAGATCTTCGTAAATATGTAGATGATGGAGATATTGGATTAAGAGAATTAATCTTAAATGTTTTTAGAGATTCTATGAAATTTAAAGGTAATGTTTTTTATATGTATAATGGAACAACTAAATTATGGATTGTATGTAAAAGTATAGATTATGCAGCAAATATTATATCAGCATATTTAAGAGATATATTTGATAAATTAATTTTAGATATATCAAATGCTCTAATAAATTTAGAAGGAAGAGATAATCAAGAAGCTGCTAACTATGATTTAACACTGTTAAAAGTAATGTTAACTAAATTTAAGTTAACAACTAAAATGAAAACAGCAGTTAAATCTGTAATAGAACATGCAGTTAAAATGGATTATCCTGATGGAAAACCTTACTTATTTCCAATCGCTGGTAAAAATATTGTAAATCTTAAAACTGGTGAAATACTTCCTAGAGATTTAACACATAGTTTTACAAATGAATCTCATCACAGATATTTAGGTAAAGATTATCCTTGTCCTAATATGGAAAAGTTTATGAATAGTTTATTTTTATCAGAAGATGAAGTTGAATATATGCAAATGACTTTAGGATATTTCTTATCAGGAGATATTTCAGGAAGATGTTATTATATCTTTTGGGGAGAAGGACATAATGGAAAGTCAGTATTAATTGAGAAATTTTTAAAGAAAATCTTAGGACGTTTTCATATAACATTGATGGCATCAGCTTTAATTGGAAGCAATACATCAGGAGCAACACCAGAATTAATGCCACTAATTGGATCAAGAGTAGCATCAATCTCAGAATTAGGAATAAATGAAAAACTAAATGTACCAAAAATTAAACAATTAACAGGAGGTGATACATTTTCAGCTAGAGGAATATATAAAAATGCTATTGAATTTACTAATAATAGTAAAATTGTAATGATCACTAATCATCCACCTAATTTAGAATTAGATAAAGCTATTATTGAAAGAACTAGATTTATACCTTTTAGTAAAAAGTTTGTAACTAAAGAAGAATATGATGATATTAAAGTAGAAGATAGAAAATTTTACGGAATTAAAGATGATGTATTTATTAATGATTTATCTGAAAATCATATGGATGAAGTGTTTACTTATCTGGTAAATGGAGCTATTAAATACTTTTCAAAGAAAGATATCGAAATACCTAAAAGATTTAAAGCTGAATGTAGTATATTTATTGAAGATAATGATGTTATACAAGAATTTATAGATGAAAGATGTGAAGTAGATATCAATGAAAAATCATCAACAAAAGAAATGTTAGTAGCATATAATAGTTGGGCATTAATGTCAGGATTACAAAAATTAACAAGTCAAACTCTTAAGAAACAACTACTATCTAAGGGTTATAAATATAAAAAGATTAGTAGTATGTTTGTTATGGGATTGAAATTAAAGAAATTTGAAACTAATGATATGTTGAATGATCCAAATAACATTGCACAAATTTAAAAAAAAAAAAAGAAGATCTTAAATTTTGATTTAAAATTTAAGATTGAAACAATTTGATTTGCGTTTAAAATTTTAACTATAAATTTAAAATGGAATTCGTTGATACTTTCGAATTAATCAAAAATCATATTAGGTTAAACCTAATTGGATTAAAAATGTTTCAATATAAATCAAATAAAAACTAAACTTTCTTACCACGAAAAGAATCATTAAATGTTACAGTAACTTCTTCATAAGTTATCTTTTTCTTACCGAACTTCTTTTTAAGAATTGCTATAATCTTCTTTAATTGTCCAATTACTACAACCTTAAATCTATTAATAAGATCTGTTATGAACAATATAAGGATCTCTTGAGGATTCATGTTCGAAAACATTGCCGGCATTTGATAAAGATTAATTAATCTTTAGAATTTAGTAAAAAACTTGATTTATTTTTAAAAATGTTTAAAAATAAATGAAATATAGTAAAAGATAAATATGTCTACACCCCCGATTAATATTTTAAATCTCAATGATGAATCTCCAGAATATTCTGACGAAAGCGAAGAATTATTGGAATCAGAGTCCGAAGAATCAGAGGAAATCGAATCCGAAGAATCTTCGGAGGAACTTAGATCAACAATCTCAGTCTCAGAACTTTCAGAATCCGAACCGTCAGATGAGCCAGACCAGCCTAAACGACCTGCCACCAAACCTAAAAAGAATAATATTGCTGAGGCGGTCCTTACGATGCGATCCAGAGTAAAACATATAACACCAGAATCATCAGAATCATCAGAAGAAAAACCTAAAAAAGCATCAGGAAGAAAACCAGGAAAATTTACTAAACCTAAATATGCTCTAGAAACAGTTGTAGGATACAAAGGAAAAGAAAGAGTGTTAAAATTAGTAGGAAAATATGCAACAATTCAAGAAATAGCAGATCATTTACAAATAACTTACAGTAAAGCTTATAGAATTTGGAGAGGACATGATGTTCTATCAAAAAAGATTGTTATAAGTAAGTTAGAAGAAAAGATTAGTCGTTATTGAACTAATAAGTTTACTAAATCATTGCAACTAATATCGGGGTTCTGTTTTAAAGCATCACCTGTAATTAAAGCTTGATTATACATCTCAGCCTTATCTTTAGGTGTTAGTTTAGCCTCATCTATTGTAAATAATATATCATTTAAAGTTTCACCACTCTTAAGTGTTTCATAAACAGCCTTGATAGTTTTAGCAAATCTAATGCTATCAAACAATTTATCAACTTTTCCAATGATGCTTTTTAACTGTTCATCTTTATTCATTTTTATTTTTAACGAATTTTTAAAAATAAAAAAATCAATTTCTTATAAATTTAAAACTTTATCTTTACCACTACCTGATATTTGTCCGAAAATACTCTTACTGACCATAGGTAATACTTTTGCTAAAGTTAATTTACTGTTAATTCCTAATTTAGCAGCAGTATAACCGTTTTCTTTAGGATATTTACTGTAACAAGCGACTGCTTCCCTATCAGCTTTATTGATAGCATCAATCCTTTCCTTATCAGGTAACTCGACAGCTTTAACATAGTCCAAGTCATGTTGTTTACTACAAGCATCAATGTTGTTATAAGGAGGGAAGTCTCTAATCTCTTTTAAGTCTACACGAGTTCCAGGTCCAGTAAACGCATGTGCTCCCCAGTGAAGCTCTCCTGGTAACAGTTGACGTACCCTTTTTGGATCTCTAAATGATCTTCTGTAAACATTAGCAGCCTTCATAAAAATACTTTTACCTAAATCAGCAAACCAACCACCACCACAAACTTCACAACCACCACCACAAGTACCATTGCATTGACTACAACCTCCAAATGGTGATCTATAACCTCCAGTAACAACTCTATAAGATTCAGTGAAAGGATTAAGAGGATTGGACCAAGGTTCTCTAACAAGTTTAGGATTATACATCATTTTATCAGGTAAAACAATAGCAGGAGGAGGATTGATACCAAGTTGATCAAAATAAGCAATAGTCCAAAAGTTAATAACTTGTTTAAATATATCTTGTAATCCATCTATTAATTTAAACTTTTCTTTACCTTTAGATTTAATGATTTTATTTAAAACATCAAGAATATCATCTAAATCTTTACCATTAAGCTCCAAAACATTGGATAAAGGTTCTCTTAACTGATCTAATCGTTTATTAATGCCAACTAATGGAGGATTCTTTTTACCTAAAACAACTCGAATAGCATTTATTTCAGCATTAACCGAATAAAGAATATTAACACTAGTTTTAAGAATTTTGATGTAAGATTTTATAGTAAGCTCTACATCTCTTTTATTAAATCCTCGTTCAGCAAAATTCCAGTCCTTATTATTCCAATTCTTAATTATCCATTTTAAAAAAGCAAAGGATCTTTTAACAACTTTAAATGGATTGTAATGAAAATTACTGTAATATAATTTCTCAACTTCAACAGGAAGATTTGCAGGAGTAAAACACTGAGAATCAACATTAATTCCTTTAAAATAACCATTTGTAGTTGTTCCTAAAGCAATAAAGTTAGTAATCTCAATGTACTTACCTGATCCAACTTGAGTAATCATATCAATCTTAACAGCAGTCTTATCTAATACAGCTTCAGATAATTTATAATTACCTAAACTAGTTTTTTTAAAACCTTGTTTAATTTCTTCAACACTCCAACGTAAGATGTAATGACTTCTTAATAAATTAAAAACTGTATCATAATTATCACTGTTACCATTCATTTTACCATTTTTTTTAACAATCTCTAACTCTTCTTTACTTAATAATCCTAATTTCTCCAACTTCTCACACTTACTAATTAAATCTTTACTAGGGGTGTAAATTCCATTACTTAACTGACCAACACAAAAGTAATAACCTTTATCTATTCCAGCTTTAACTTCTGAAAACCAATGTATTCTATTCTTAAGAATCTCTTCTACAACCATTTGAATGGCTTCGGCAGATTTAGTTCCAACTTCTTTAACACTTTTAAACTTATCCACCAATTGAATAACATCAATATCTCCATAATGATCACTCATTCGATTAACATAACTACCAAAAGGTGCACCAACATTACCAATAGGAAGTGAGATAAGCTTAATGTTTTTAATAACATTTATAGGCATATCATCTAGACTTTTCATCTGTAGGTATTTCCTAGTACTATAGATGTAATCTAATGATTTTCTGTCCGGATAAGCAATCTTCATTTTTTCTTTATGTTTTAATCTTTTATGTTTTTATTAATAATAATTAATAAAAATACACTTAAATACCTTTCCATGCTCGATATGAAGGACCAGCGTCAGCCATAGCACAACCATAGCTTACATTATTAAGCTTAGCCCATTCCTTTACATATTTAACCCAGTCACTAGTCTTAGCTGTTTTACGCCCAGCAGCAGCTTTCTTCTTACTCTTACCTCCAGCCATTATACCAGCTTCAATACCAGCATGAATTCCTCCTTTCTTGGAAGGTTTCTTTTTAGGTGCAGCTTTTCTTGTAGGAGCTTTTTTAGTTGAAGCTTTTTTAGGTCCAGGTTTCTTTTTCTTACCTCCAGCACCAGCACCCATTTTAATTCGTCCATTTAATACTTGCATAACTCTATCATGAAGATCCATTTTTAAGTTAATATTTAATCCTTTAAATTTATAAACTCCTAACCAAAATAATTTAAAACCCTATTTTAATATAATAAAACAATGATAAAGCTCTTAGATAGAATTAAAAAACTAGAAAATAAAGTAAAATTAATCGAAGAAAATTCACTTGATAATGATGAACATTTTCAAATAAGATTCAATAGAGTAGTAGATGAAATTATTGATATAGAAGATAAGATGAATGTTATTATTAAACGATTAAATGAATTAAAGTAAAATTGATTTAAAATTAAAATTTAAATTATAAATTTAAATAATAAAAAGATGAAACAATGTTCTATTTGTGGAGGAATGAAAGTATCAAATGAAAATTTTGCAAGATGTTATCCATGTAATCAAAAATATAAGAATTTATCTAATATTATTGAGGAACAAAGATCTGATATAGATGATTTAACGAAAACAGTAAGTGATTTAATGGATATTATTATTGAAAGTAAATTTTTAATAAATTCAAAAAAAATTGATTTAGAATTAAAATTTTAACTCTGAATTCAAAATCGATATGAATAAGGATTGTTTATTAATTATTGCTCAACAAGCTCATATGATGTGGTGGGAGGATCATGAAGCCAATAAAAAATCTATAGAAACTAAATGTTGGGCAGATTTTTATAATGATAATTTTGCTGATGCAACTGATCAAGATTTTTTAGACGATATTCGTAGAGATGGATATATGTTATGTCTAAATTGTGATCATGACACTAGTGACTATTATTTAAAAGATTCACTTAATTTTATTTACGATTAAAAATAATTGTTTAAATATTTCCATCTATCATCCTGTTTGAAATCAGGATCAGGTCTACAAAGCTTTAACATCAACAAAACTTTTATATGTTTAATGTTGAAGCAACTAGTAGTTCTTAAATTTATATATCTTTTATTAAAGTTATATGATTCCCACCACAACGAATGAGCCATTTGAGCTATAATTAATCTTATATCTTTTGGAATAAACATTTTATTTTTACCCAATTATTTCTTTTTAATCCTAGGATAATTTGGATACTCTTCGTCTAAAATTTTCTCCCACATTATACCAACTTTATTGTCATTCATTAATCCTCCATCATATTTAGACTTATGTGTCTTTAAAATTCTAGCCAATTTAGTAGGGTTCCACTTTTCTTTACCATATTTACCTGTTTCCATTGCTTGATTATCCAATAAAGCAGGCATTTTAGTTATAGGATATTCATCAATCCAATACATTTTGTAAATTAGTTTAACAATCTTTGCTTGATCATCATTGATTATTGGTTTAGAATCCTTATTTTCTTCACCTACCAAAGAATAACCATATGGAACTCTACCTCCAGTCCAACCATATCTATCTTTTTTAATTCCTCTTCCTAATTTACTTCGTTCTTTAATAGTTCCATGCTCCATTTGAGCAAAAGTAAAGAACATAGCCATTCTTGTTTGACCATCAACAGTTAAAGTATCTATGTCATGTTGACATTCAGCTACAGTTATTTTATATTTCTCCAACGTACTAATAATTTGATAAGCTACAGTCATTTTACGTGCTAATCTATCAAAAGCATGAAAAACAATAACATCAAACTTTCCCATCTTCATATCATTAAATAGATTAGATAAAGCAGGTCTTTTATCAGCCTCAGTGGTTCCAGATACACCAGCATCACTATAAGTTCTGAAATGAGAAAATTCTTTCCTAGTTATATATTCTTTACATTTTTCCTCTTGATATTCTAGTGAATAACCATCTTTTTCTTGTTCTTTGGTGGAACATCGAATATAAATTGCAGCAATCCTAGTCATTTTATTATTAAAAGATTATTTCTTTTTGATTTAAAAAATATCATCCTACCTCAGATCGTTTTAAATTATAGATCATCAAACGATCAATGAAAAAACGATACCTTTATTTGAAAATTGATCTTTTTTAAATAAAAATTTACCGAACAACTAATTTTAAATAATTATAAGGATTTATTCACCAAAATAAAATGGGTAACGCTAAAAATAAACGATTGTTATTAGAGTCTTATCAGATGTTCATCTTATTGTTTAGAAGTAAACATGTTAAAGATGGACATAGAGAATTAAGTTATAATCAAGCTAGAAAGAAGATTAAAGAAGGAGAGTTATGGTCTAAATTTAAAGATAAGATGGAAAAGAAATATGGTGATAAGTGGTTCAGGTTGGAAAATGCTTTTACTCTGATGACTGTTGAATCAGGAAACTCTAAAAAGAAAAGAAAAGTTACTAAAAAATAAAAACTTATCTTTTTTAAAAATCTGGAAGGTTAATACCTTTGTTTCATTTTTAGCCTCTTTTCAAGATTTAATTTAATAATATTATATTATTAAAATATTTAATAAAAACATCTTTTTCAGCTTTTTTTGATTATTTCTTTCTTTTTAAATTAAACATTTGAAACTAAAATATTGTAAACAACTCCATTGATAGTAATAGGAACTTGATGCGTAGAAGCTTTAGCCACAGCAGAAGCAGGATTAGGAATTCCTGCTAATTTAATTACACCTGTACCATCTAAATTAAGTCCTCCTGCGGATTGACCTATCGAAATATCAAATGTGTTTGTAGCAATAGTACCACTTCCTATTGCTATAGTGTTGGAAGCAAGACAAGATGAACTTCCACCTATTCCTATTGAACCACTAAAAGCACCTGTTGATGTAGATCCTCCTCCAATATTTATAGATCCCACCTGTGAAGAATTAGCACCAGTTCCTATAGCAAGAGAACCATTAGTAGCTGTTGATCCTCCAATAGCTATACTTCCTCCAGATGAAGCAGTAGCTCCAGATCCTAATGCTAAAGATGATATTCCAGAAGCTGATGCTGTTGGTCCTACTGCTACACTATTAGTTGCACTTGCTGTTGAAGTAAAACCTGCTGCTAAAGAATTTAATCCTGAAGCTGTAGCAGTTGATCCAAAAGCTGAAGCATTAGTAGTTCCCGAAGCTACTGAATTTCTACCACAAGCAATTGATCCTGCTGTTGAAGCATTAGAATTATCTCCTAATGCAACTGTGAAACTAGCTCCTGCTGATGCTGACTTTCCTACTGCTGTTGAATTTGTTCCTGAAGATGTACTACCTGATCCTACAGCAGTTGCTAAAGTTCCTGTTGCTGATCCTAATAAAGCTACTTGATTTGCTGAAGCTGCTATTGATGTAGTACCAATTCTAACTTTATCAACTAAATCTGCTCCTTCTTGCCAAGTTTCTTCAGCTGGTAGAGTTTGCCAAGTTGAAGTAGTTGCTGATGTAGCAATTAAAACTTGACCTGTTGATGGAGGAGCTGATAAATCAACATTAACATCTGCTCCAGTTGTTTCTAAAGCTGCAGTTGAAAATGAAGTTAGTGCTATATCTGGAGGAGGAGGCTTTTGCCAAGTAGCAGTTGTTCCTGATGTAGCAATTAAAATAGCACCTAATATTGGACCAGGTGATAAACTAACATTAACCGGGTCTCCAGTTGTTTCCAAAGCTTGAGTTGAAGTAGATGATCCTGTAAAAGTACCTACAAAAGTATTAGCTGTAATTACATCAGCAAAAATGGTATCAGCTACCATAGATTCAGTATTTACAACTTCAAACGTACCTATGGTAGCGTACATATCTTTAGCATAAATAACGTAATTATTGGGGACGATGATTGAACTAATTCCTGACATTTTTATCTTAAAGATTTAATCCTTTAAATTAAAAATGTCAGTTAGCCAATTGTTAGTTCCAAACAATAATAAAATCTTTGCTGATACTTTAACGGTAAACACCATTATTGAAGGTGGATTAGTAAAGAAAGAGATAGATTTTGCTATATCATCAGCAGCATTAATTAGTGGTTCTACTATTCCTTTATTAGTTGGTGATGTAAATAAGATGATTGTTATTTCTGATGTAGTTACTCGTTATGCATTTGGAACAGTAGCTTATGCTGATACCGGTAGCTTACAAGTATCAGTAAATGGAGGTGCTAATGTAGAAATAGCATCTATTGAAGCAGCAAAAACTACTGATTATGTTTTCTATACTGGTAGTGGTATTAATACAGATATGCCATTATTAGGTGCAGGATCAATAAATCTTTTTCCTATTACTTTTACTACTGGTGATGGTACTGTTTCAGGAACTATTAGTTACTTTGAGATTCCTGTTCAACTTTAAATTTTTATTTATTAAAAAATAAAAATTAACATTCTAACCATTTACTATGTGCTATCTTATCATCCATCACTACACAGTTAATAATAACTTTATGATCTTTGTCATAACTATTAACTTTATCTTGCCATTCTTGTTTTACGTTATATTTCTTATAATTCTCTGGAATTCCTGCTAAATAACCTACTTTTGGTTCAACAGTTACGAATTCTTTACTCCAATCTAAATCATCTATTAAAACAAAAACAAATCCTCTATATCTAGGAGAAAAATCTTGAATTAATCTATCTTTTTGTTTCAATAAATTATCTAAAGTACCATCAATTATCTTTTCAATGGTTGAGATTCTAATACTTTGTTGAACTAGTGGATTATCCATTTTCTTATATCAGATAAATCTTTAAGAATTTAATCAATTATTGGATATAAATTAGCATCAGGCTGCAAAATTGTTACTATTTTTAGAGTTAAATCAGCAAAAGTTTTATGATAATTAGTTTTATTGTGATGAGATCTATTATATCTATCGTAATTTTTTCCACATAAATTACATTTAACTCTATCTTTACCAGATCTTTTGACAACTTCAACAATATGAGGTTCAAAAGATCTTACGTCTGATTTTTCTGAAAAATCATATTGCTTTTCTGGTCTTTTTTCTTTAAAAATATCTTCTTTATCTTCTTTTAAATCTTCCGGTACATAATCTAATAAACCTTTGTATCTTTCTTTTTTATCTTTAATAAATAAAGTAACTACTTCAGATTCAGATGGATGTTCAATTGGTGCTCTATAAGCAGCATATCCTATAGGTGTAGTTAAAAATTCTAATTCTTCTTTTGAATAACTTACAGCTACTTTGTCGGATTTAACTTTTTCCTGTAATTTAATGTTATTTTTGTAAGATTTCATCTCGTAGTTTTAGTACTATTATTTGTTTTTTTAAACTTCTAGTATAAAAAATATGGGTCCCTAAGCAAGGAATTTGCCTTAAAGAAATAGTGAAATTTATTAAACTAAAATCAGCTGAAAATGTTAAATATTAATGATGGAAAACCGATTGGAATGGTCTCTTCAGGTAAGAATTCAGGTGAGATACTTTTTATTAGTGATGACGATGATTTGAAGAATGGTTACAAAACTATTAATTTAAAGGATGATAAGTTAATTCCTTTATTAGATACTGATCAACGTCAAGTTTGTTATATTGCAGGACCAAGTGGTAGTGGTAAGAGTACTTACACCATGATGTTGGCTACTTGTTATAAGAAGATCTTTCCAAAAAGAGATATTTACATCTTTTCCAGAACAGATTCTCGTAAAGATCCTGCTTATGCTAAGTTGAAACCGATGCAGGTTGATATCAATGAAGGATTATTAACTCAACCAATTGATATTGAGAAAGATATTAAGAAGGGATCGTTAATTATCTTTGATGATTGCAATACTATTGGTGATGCTGCTTTAAAGAAGGCTGTTAATGCTTTGATTGTTGATATTTTAGAGGTAGGTAGAAAGCTAGAGATTTGGACTATTATCACTAATCATTTAGTTAATCCATCTGAAAAGGCTTTAGGTAGAGTCATCTTAAATGAGATGCAAGTATTAACTGTGTTTCCTAAATCAGGTTCAGCTCATCAGATCAAGTACTGCTTAAAGAACTACTTTGGATTAAGCAACAAACAGATTCAGGAGATCTTTGATCTGAAAACAAGATGGGTTACTATTTTTAAGAATTATCCGATGTGTGTTATGCATGAACATGGAGCATATCTGCTTTAAACTTTTGTTTTAATTAATTAAAACAAGATGGAAAATGGAATTAAAGAAACTATTAAACAACTTAAAAACATTTCACTTAGTGACTCTGATGTTATGAGATTGGTTGGTCATAAAGCAAGAGTCTTGATTTATGATGAATTAAAGAATTTTAAAACGTTAGATGAAGCTTTAAGTCATCATGGTGCTATCTTTTTGTTATATCAACAAAGAAAGGATTATGGTCATTGGGTAGCTGTTATTAAATTAGATAATAATACCATTGAGTTCTTTGATCCTTATGGTATTTGGCCTGACAATGAATTAGATTGGGTTAGTAAAAAGGTTAATGTAGGATTAGGACAAGATAAGCCTTATTTATCTATCTTGATGTTTAATTCTCCTTATCATTTAACTTATAATAACTATAAGTTTCAAAAGAAAGGTGATGGAATTAATACTTGTGGAAGATGGTCAGCTTTAAGAATTGCTATGAGGAATTTAGACCTGGAGGAGTTCAAAAAATTATTCTATGGAGAAAAATCCGATGATATAGTAACTATTTTAACAAGTTTATAATTATGGTTTAAAAAAACATAATTATAAATTAAAATATGGCTGATAATCGACACCAACGTGAAACGGACAATATTTATCTTAACATCACTGTAAATAATGATAACAGTGATGGCTCAAGAAAAATAGCTCAGTTCAGTGCAGAATATGAAAACCCTATTATCGATAATCCATCTGAGTATAATTTATCTGTTGTTAAATTTCAAATTCCTTTAGATGAATTACCTTTATTCATTGTTCCAGTTGTTCCAGGTCAAATCCTAACTTATAATAGTGGTGTAGCAATTAATACACCTTTCACTGTAGGAATGTATCAATTGAATAATCCTGTAACTATTGTTCCTCCTCTTCCTGCTCCTCCAACTACTACCTTTTTTGGTCAACAGGTTACTTGGGTTCCTCAATGGTGGAATTATCCTTTACCTTCAGGTGGTGGAGCAGTTAATTTAGATAATAATAAGTTCAGTCCTATTATGTATGCTTACAGTTATCAATCAGTGTTATCAAGGATTAATTTAGCTTTAGCTGCAGCTAATGCTCAAGCTAGAGCTGTTACTGGAACAATAAGTGATATTTCTCCTTATTATATCTTAGAAGATAATAAGTTTAAATTAGTCATACCTGCAGCTACGGTTGATTCTGGTTGGTCAGTGTTTGTTAATGTTAATTTGTTAGAAGTATTTCAAGGATTTAGTTATAATATTAGTTCAGATCAACAAAGATGGCAATTAGATACTAGTTATTTGGCTCAGAGTAACTACTTTAAAGTTATTACTAAATCTGATCCAGCTGCTGTTCCTCCAGCTCCTCCAGTAGTTACACTTAACGCTTATGTTATTCCTCAAGAATATAGTAATTTTGAGTATTTATCTTCAGCCAGAAAGATTGTTATGACTAGTAATACTATTCCTGCTCGTAAAGAGTACTATCCTGTTCCTGCTAATAATGTTGTTAATAGTTCTAGTGTTACTGGAGTTACTAATGGATTAGGAATTATCAGTGATTTTCAATTAGATTTACAAAATAACCCTGGTGAACAAAGATCTATTGCAACTTACAACAGTGATTTATATCGTATGGTTGATCTGGTTTCAACTCATCCAATGAGAAAGATCGACGTCAACTTCTTTTGGGCTGATCAATTTAATAACTTATTCCCACTTTACATCTCACCTTTTGGAAATATAAATGTTAAACTTGGATTTTTCCGAAAATCGTCAGCTAAGGTTCCTAACGCCGAATATGACATCATTGGTCAAGGTCGGTCGCATTTTCATTAGGAGAATTTATCTTAGTTTGGTTAAAAAAAGAAATACTAATTATGGTTTAAAAAAACATAATTATCAATTAAAATGAGTCTTGCAATTACCAAACTTCAACCAGTTACAGTCCAAGATCCCCGTATTATTCAACAGCCCGGCATTTACCCTGTACTTAAAGGTGGTCGTGATGTTTTGTATAAGCAGTTTACCACCACATCAGTGTCACAAAGTTCCATCAACTTTTCTTGCCCTCCTCCGAGTCAAGAAGTGTTTGTTGATCGTCGAGTTAATTTTAAGTGTCCTGTTCGACTTACTTTAGTAGGTACTGGTATTCTTGGTAGTAAATTACTCCTTAATCCTGGACAAACATGCCTACGATCTTACCCGCTTCAAAAAGCATTAGATACAATTCAGTTAACGATTAACAATCAATCGATGAGTGTTAACATCAGTGATATGATGAGTGCTCTTGAACATTTTAATATCGATCGTAAGTTAAAGGCTGTGGATTATACCAAGTGCCCGACTTATGGAGCTTGTCAATCTCAAGATTTTAACGAGCTTTTAGGTGCAAGTAGATCTCCTATGGCCCTGTATGGAGATGGTCTTGATGATCTTGCTCCTGCTGCTTTCCCTTTTACCGTTGTTAGTCAAGATAATTCTGCTTCAGCAACTCCTCTTGCTCTTGGAACGGCTACTTCAGTTATTGATTTCGTATCAACGGAACCGCTATTCTTGTCACCTTTGTTTTGGGGTACTTTTGATAATGATGAGTCTGCTTTTATTGGTGTCAGAACCTTTGATATGACTCTGAATTTCCTCAATCAAGGAGCCAATCGAATGCTTGCTATTGATAATACTCAAGCTCCTCTTGGTTCAGGAATTGATTACACACCTGCAACTTGGTCAGCTCAGATGCAATTTAGTAATTTTCAAAATCCTGCTTTTACTTATCCTGACAACCAACCTGTGTTACTCTTCCAGTACATTACTCCTCAACTTGATCAAAGTTATGGACTAACTCTTAACCGTGAGCTTCATTATCCTTACTTTAACATTGAGCGATTCCCTACTGATTCCAACTCAGATTTGGCCGCAGGAGCCGCTGCTACTCAATCAAGTAATAACATTCAATTGAACTCTATTCCAAGTAAGATGTATATCTTTGTTCGTAATTCCAACTCTGTCATGAATGCTAATCCTTTCAAACCTGATACTTTCTGTGCCATTAATAATGTGTCAATTCAATGGGGTAATAAAAGTGGTACACTTTCTAGTGCAAGTCAGGAACAATTATATGACCTATCGGTTAAAAATGGTTGTGCAATGAGTTGGGCAGCTTGGTCTGGTAATAAAATGAATCGTGCTCCAGTAGTTCCTGGTGATTTTGGTAAAGTATCTGAACAATACTCTGGAACTGGTTCCGTCTTGGCTCTTGATACTCTTGATCTTGGTCTTGATTCTCTTGATGCTCCTGGAAAGATTAAACAGTTGATGGTACAAGTAACGGTTAATTATACCAATGTTGCAAAAACTGCCGTTCGTCCTACTCTTTACTTTGTTGCTGTATCACAGGGTGTGTTTACTATTTACAATGGTCAAGCTTCAGCTTTGGTTGGAGTTCTTACTAGTCAAGATATTCTATATTCCGCTAAACAAACGGAACATCTCAACATCTCTTATGCTGATCTTCGTATCGTAAATGGAGGTAACTTCTTATCAAGTCTTAAGTCGGGGCTCAGCAATGTCTGGAGCTTCCTCAAGCCAGTATTAAAGAAAGTTGCTCCTTACGCTTCAATGATCCCCGGTCCTGTTGGTGAAGTTGCTTCAGTCTTAAATCCCGTTATTCAAGGACTTGGAGGCGCTAAAGTTCCTCGTCGAGCCTTAAAGAATAGACTTAAGTAAGTAAGATACTAGACATATTTTTTAAATTGGTGGCGGCCTAAATTATTTTTAAAAATGAAAAATAATTTAAAGTTTTATAAGGTTATTAAAAAGACTATGAGTGATTTTACTTATCATAAAAGTGATGGATCAGCTGGAATGAGAGTAACTGAATGTGAAGATGATTGTAAAGTTATTGAATGTACTAAAGATTGTCGTATTGAAAAGTCTAATGTTGTTCCAGAAGATTATGTTCCATTAGAACCTGATTCAGATAGTTATGATTCAGAAGAAGATCCTTGGGCTGATG